GTTACGAGCGTGCGCTTTCATTTTTTTCGTGGTAATTTTGCAAATTTCGCTACTTTACCTTTATTTAATAAGTTAAATAGTGCCAATGAATAATAAAATCGAATGGAAAACAGAAAAAAGGCGCGTAAAAGACCTTATTCCCTATGAATTAAATCCACGACAAATTACAAGGTCGCAACTAAGTGATTTGAAAGAGTCGTTAAATAAATTTGATCTTGTTGATATTCCCATTATAAATACCGATAACGTTTTAATTGGGGGGCATCAAAGGGCAAGTGTTTTAATGTCAATGGGAAGACAAGAAGAATTAATAGATGTCCGCGTGCCGTCTAAAAAATTGTCAATAAACGAATTAAAAGAATTAAATATACGATTAAATAAAAATCAGGCCGAATGGAATTTTGATATTTTAGCAAATAGTTTTGATGTGGATGAATTAAAAGATTGGGGCTTCAATGATTTTGATTTAAAAATCGAAACGGCTGAAACAAAAGAGCAGGAAAAAAAATGTCATTATAGTTTTAATAATTGCTATTCTTATTTAAAAACCAAAGGGGTTAAATATTATTCATTGTTTAGAAATAACGACATGGATTTGGAAATTTTAAAAACTGACATTAAAAATATTAATGTTTTTATTTATCCATTGGTTGTACTGTTTAAAAAAAAGAAAATTAAAAATGTTGTGCTTGCCCCTAAAGGTGATAGGTTTCAAAAAAACGGTTTTCATTTTATGTCAGAAATCATTTTTAAAATTAAAGAAATTATACCGATTAATGTTTACGAGCCGTTTTCAAAAAACGGCAATAAAATTATTTATAAAAATACAAAGCTACCAGAAAACGTTTTTATTTTCGATGATATTGTTACTTTTGGGACAACAATAAAAAAAATGACAGAATGTATAAAAAAATATGCAGAGGTTATTGTTTTAATTACTAACCATTAATTTAAATTTACTGGCGGGACTATATGGGTTTTGACATTTTTACTTTTAGCATAGTTAAGAGTATAAAAGGTGCCGCCTTTTTTTCTGCCGTCATAACAGGCAATCAAAAGGTCGGCAAGATCAACAATTTCTCTATTTCTAATCAATGGGGCGGCCTTACCATTTTTTTTATAATCTGGTTTAATTGTTGTTGTCGAAATATTATATGCTTTTGCAAATTGTTCAACCTGGGAATCAAAACCAATAGCCCCCCCATGGACCCATTCAGCGCCGGGGTATTGATTTTTGATTGCAATAAATAATTCTTCTTTTATTGTTTTATCGCGGTGTCCTGTAAATGATATAACCATGATTAAATTATAAATTATTGGGGATGTATTGTCAATGAATATTACAAAATTAATTTCTCGTCTTGATATAAACCAACGGGTTGCATTAAAAAAGATTTTAGATAAATTGCAGGCTAAAAAATCTTTGAGCGGTAAAGATGTCGGACTTTTGGGGCTTAAAATCGAACATTGTCAGCAAGTATTTGTTTTAGAGGTTTTCGGCATAACTAAGCCAACGATAGCCAAATGGGAAGATGATGGATGCCCGCGCAATGAGGATGGGTCTTATAACATTAAAATTGTTGCTGAATGGCGCGTTAAATACGAAAAAGAAAAATATGTAAACAAGAACGATCCAAATGAAAAAAATTCCCATGAAGCAGAAAAAATTAAACTTCAATGCGAGAAGCTTCAAATTGAAATCAATGAGAGCAAAAAAAATACAGTCCCGATTTCCGAAGTCAAGGCAAACCTTACTGAGATCATGACCGTTTTCAAAAGCTACTTCACTGAATACGGCAGAATGAATTTGCACCTAATTGCTAATAAACCTGTTGAGGAGCTAAGGAAGTATTGGGATGAGCTGGTGCGGAGCGGACTTAATGAATTCGTGAAAGCAAACAAAGCAGAATGAAAGTAGAATTTAAAACCCCGTCGTTTGAAAAGATTTCCTGGTCTGTTTTCCAAGCTGTTGTCGGGTGCCTGCTGGTCCGGGACATTCCGTTTCCTTCCGTATGGGCAGAGAAAGAATTCCATTTAGTTAAGGGTTATGCTAATCCGGGAAAGAGGTTCGTTCCATTTAAATGGCAGCGCGAGCCGATGGACGCAATAACAATATATGATACTGTTATTCTTTGCGGGTGCGTCCAGTTCGGAAAGTCGCTCATTGCCGAGGTTATTTTGTGGTGGTTGCAAGTCACACGGCCTATAAATTCATTGTGCATTTATGCCAAGAAAGAAACGGTTGAAGACGTTTTCCAGGATCGATTTCGTCCAAGCCTTTACGAGGTTCCAGCGCTTCGTGAGTTATGGTCTGGTAATCCTGATGATCTCACGATCAAAAAATTCTCCCTTAATCAAAGCATTGTCCGCGTTGGAAGCGCTCGTGTGCGTGATGACATTGCCTCACATCCTTCTGGCCATATTTATCTTTCGGAACTTGCAAAGTACCGAGACTGTGACTTCGACGTTGTTAAAATTGCACGCGGCAGGCAGGAAGCGTACAACCGGACCGGGAACAAATCAGCGGTTTTTGAGAGCGGCCCGCTTGAGGTAGGTGACCCGCTGCATCGGGAAATGTATAGGCCAGGGGTTTTAAATCTGGAATGGTTCTGGCCGTGTCCGAAATGTGGGCACTATCAGATTTACGATTTAAAACAGATTAAGGAATTACCAAATGAGATAAAAGAGTTTGACCATAACCCCCAGCGCATACGAAACGACACCGCAGCGCGGTATGAGTGCATCAACTGCGGGAACGACGTACCGGAGAGCGCACGGGCCGCAATGAACGAGCGAGGGGTATGGAAAACCATGGACGAAGTTTTAAGCGCCACTGGCGAGCTTGTAACGAAGCGCAAACAGGCCCAGACCGTTTCTTTCCGATGGAACAGGTTGATAGATTTCTCTTTCAAGTGGTCGGAGTGCTTGGCGCGGTTCTTCGAGGCGTCGCGGTCCGGGAATCCAATTCTTTTAAAGGATTTTTTAAATGAGGATATGGCGGAGTTTTGGAGTATAAAAGCCGAGGAGCGCCCGACAAGCTGGCTGATAGCCAAGTGCGCCAGGTATACTATAAAGGACGATTCTATTCCCTCCGGAGTGCTGGCGATATTTGTCGGAATCGATACGCAGGATAAGGGATATTATTTTGTGTTGCGCGGGTACGGTAGTGGGAAAGAAAGTTGGTTGCTTGATTGCGATTATATCCCGTGCGAAATGGGGGCCGAACAAAACTTTGAAGCGGTATTCCAAACGGTAAAAAAACGGATTGAACGTCGGGAACTGTTTACTGCCGACGGACGGCGGTTGTTTATAAATTTCGGCCTGATTGACAGGGGAGGGCACAAGGCCAACTATGTGGACTACATTGCCGGGCATCTGGACGGGGTATTTGCGTATATCGGGGCCAAGGACCGTCTTCACCCGTTGGTAAAGGCCGGGAAGGATAATATTTATTTCGGCAATACAGAAAACCTGGCGCGGATCGTCGCGGCTGATGCCGAACTATCAAACTGGCATCTCCCGGAGGACGTCCCTACGGATTATTTAAACCAGTTTGTGAAGCAATACGAAAAAGAGGAAATTGATCGGTACGGAAACACGGTAAAAAAATGGATGAAGGGTGGCGCCGACCATTTCCGGGACTGCGAAAATTATATTCAGGCAGCGCTTATTATTTCTGGTGTGGATGAAGCTTTATACAATGGTGAGGAAGTGGACGCGGTACGGAGAGAGCAGGCGCAGGATGCACGGCAGCAAATTGAGAACGAGGAAAGAATCAAACGCGGGGAAGCACTGGACGAACCCAAACCAATAGTAAATGATTTTCTTGCAGGTATACAATCACGTTGGAATAGGAGAGGGCATTAATGAGAATTTATATTTTAGGACTTAACCCTTGCCCAATGAGAAAACAAAATATTCTTTTTTATAAAGAATATTTATCAGATAATGGGTATTTGATTGTAGAAAACCTGAAAGACTGTGAATGTGTTTTAATTTATACCTGCGGCTTTCGGGCTGACATGGTCGATTATAATTTAGCGCAAATTGACAATATAAAAGCAAGTTACCCGGATAAAAAAATGGTTATTGCCGGGTGTTTACCGGATATTGCGCCTAAAGAATTGAAAAAACATTATCAGGGAGAAATTATTACCTGGAAAAATCAGGCTGCGGGAATGAATAAAATATTTCCAGGGAAGTTTTCTGATTTTGATTCCTGTAACGACATGTATGGGGAGCTTCCTCTTTGTGATAATGCAGCCGAATACCGTAAAAAACACCCTGGTGTAAATGTGACTTTCCACGATCAATTTATTAAATTGCTTGTATCGGAAGGTTGCCCAAATAAATGTACGTATTGCACAGAAAAATTAGCATTCCCTTCATTTGTAAGCTATCCTCTAAAAAAAATTATACAAAAAGCTATCGATTTGCGAGGTAATTGCGTGCACGGTAAATTTATGTTGTTGGCTGATAATCTTGGGGAATATGGAAAAGATATTGGATTAAAATTTCCCGATCTTGTTTATCGCATAAAAAAATATATACCAGATGCAACATTTGCATTTTGTAATTTTCATCCTCTCAACATGATTGAATATAAAAAAGAAATAGCATCGTTTATAAGAGATGGATGGATTAACCATATAAGCCTACCTATCCAATCAGCAAGCGACCGCATACTTGTTAAAATGAGGCGCGGTTATGATGTTAATGACCTAGAATATGTATTTGATCAATTTAAATTATTAAATTTCGACAGGTTTGAAACACATTTGATTGTTGGGTTCCCATCTGAAACCGAAAAAGATTTCCAGCAAACCATAGATTTTGTTTTGGAGCATAAACCAAAATACGTTTTGTTGAATAAATATTACGAAGCATCGACGGCGCAGGCGAAATTTATTCGGCCAAAAATTAGCGATAAAATAATAAAAAACCGAATAGCGCGAGCTGTTAAAATATTTACTTATGTTAATATAATTGTCAATTTTGAAGATAGTAAACTTATGGAAGATAGAACAAACCGATTAAATTATAGAAAGGAGAAGCTATGAGTGACCATAATTTAAAACAACCATTACAGGTGCGGCCATTAGTCGAGGCATCGAGTCATTCCGGGGCTGGAAAAAAACAGAAAACGGTAAGGACTACGGTGACAGAGTCTGAGCTGATTATTGTTCAACACCAAAGAGAAGGGTGGCTTTTTGTAAAAGATGTGCAGCAGGGCGGCAATGAAATTTTATTGATTTTTGAGCGGTGAAATGAAATTTAAATTTTTATATCCTACGCAAAGAAAAATTATCAGAGCATTTGTTACCGAGGATTCTAGAATATGCGTTATTATGAACGAAAAGGATAAATTTAAAATGAATAAAGCGGAAACCTACGCTTTACATTTCAGTGCCGACGAAATTTACGCTTTGGGAATGGCTAAAATAAGGAAGAAGATAGATAAATACGAATAAGCCAAATTTGTATTGATTTAATCAGAAAGATTAATTATATTGACATTTAAACCGGAATAAGGTATTATATACTTAGATAGGGCGTAAAGTCCGGGTATTAGTTGCTTTTTCTTTTGGGCTCCGTTTGATTTAACGTTTTTAGGAACGTCATTTTGAGCGGGGCTTTTTTTATTTGTCCCAGGGGGGCCGAATGGCCTTTACAGATACAAATGTCACCGATGCCGAGACCTCAGCAGCCGCAAATGCCAAAAGAGGGATTAAATCACTCACTATAGGCGACCGGCGCATTGACTATCAGGATACTAAGGCGCAAATCGAAGCAAAACGGATGATGGATAACGACGAACAGGGCGGCATTTATCCTGTTGTTTTCCCTGCAAAGGGGTATTTTTAATGGGAATTTTCGGCAATATTAAGCGGGAAATTGACAATTTCACCATGTTTCGGCGTGGCGTAATGCCGCCTAACGAGCGTTTTAATGCCCATTTTAGCCGAGAAATCGGTAAAATTATGGAGCGCTATTACCCTGCTGCTGATTTATCCGCAAATCGTGCCGACTGGTCCCCAACAGTCCTCGTCGATCAGAATATTTACCGTTTAGAATACCGGAGGCTCTTTGCGCGGGCAAAACGGGCCTACGACACGGACCCATACGCCAGGTCATGCGTGAGGGTGCTACAAACGCAGGTAATCGGGACCGGTATTCAGCCCAGGTCAAAAGCACAGGACAAAAACGGAAATTCACTCGTTGACTTAGAGAAATTGATTGACAAACTATGGGAACGCTTCGCGGATGAATGTATTCGACCAAATCACGACAATTATTACGAAATCCAATCGAAATACATTGCCAACCTGAGCGTATCGGGCGGCATGTTTCTTAACATGGTTGCGGCTCCCAAAGGAAATTTACTTCCCTTCGCTTTTCAGATTATTGACCAATCGTATATAGAATTTTCTCACGACAATTATGCCATGCCTACGGTCCCCATGATTTACAACGGAGTAAAGATAAACGATTTTGGCGAACCGCTTGAATATTTCTTTCAAGACCTTGTGACATGGATGTTCTTTTCTCTCCCCGCAAACAACATGATCCACTGCTATGATAAATGGCATGCCACGCAATGGATCGGGATACCTTGGCTTGCGCCGGTACTTACGACCTTGTGGGACTTGGCGCAATTGCAAGAAGATAAATTAATTGCGTCACGCATTCAGGCCGCGATTGCTTTGTGGATTCCAGAGAGTTCAAAACCGTTTTCAAAAAAAGATGCAAACAGCGACGGAAACTTTTCTTTGCAGCCTGGGGCGATTTGGAAGGGTGGAAGTTCGGAGCCTAAAATAATTCAGAGCGCCGACAATATTCGCGAAAGCCTGGGCGCTTTGCTCGAACTATACTTAAGACAAGTAGCTCGCGGGTTCGGAATATCCTATCAGGAAATGACCTCTGACCTTGCCGGGGCGAATTTTTCTTCGGCGCGGGGGATAACTCAGGATCAACGCCGGTATTACAAGAAAAAACAACAATTTGTTATTCGCTCTCTATGTCAACCTGTCCATAATAAATTTGTGCAATGGTGTTTCCTTACCGGCCAGATACCAGGGAAGTCAATACTTGATTTTAAGGAAAATCAATATAATTATTGCCGGACCATGCACACTCCGGACCGGTGGGATTGGGTTGACCCGCTCAAAGACATGCAGGGTTATATTGAGCAGCGCGATGCAGGCTGGTTGACGGATGAAATGTATTGTGACATGATGGGTATAAACAAAGAAGACCTTTACGCAACATTGTCGGAGGAAAAGAAAGCAAAAGACGCTCTCGGCCTTGCTCCTCCGGTCCCGATTGCGGTAAAGCCTAACATGGCCCCAGAAGTACAAGAAAGCGAGGGTAATAATGCCTCAGAATAAAGACGCGGTTATAATTCCGGAAGTGTACGAACGCACCTTTGCGCCGGGAACATATGCCGAAGAAAAAGACGACAAGGGCACAATTACCCAGCGCAGGGTAAGGGCAATAATAGCAAGCGATAATCCCGTTGAAGTTTACGATTGGCAAAATGACGAAATAATCAGGGAAGTTTTAACAATGGACGGAATGAAGCTTCCTGAAAATAGACAGGTGCCTTTACTTGATAACCATAGTCGATATGGAAGTTCTGCTGTAAAGGGATCGGTGAGAAATATTTCAATGGGAAGCAATGGAACAGCCGAAGGGGATGTTTTCTTTTCTTCAACTGCTGTTGACATTGCCACGCTTGCAAGGGAAGGCCATTTGACTGACCTTTCTGTCGGTTACAAGACTGACAAATCGGAAACGGTATGGCTCAAGCCTAATGAGCGGTGTACTGTTAGGGGTAAAGAATACGTAAACAACACAAACCAACGGTGTGCGATACGCACTGTCTGGTATCCGTTTGAAGTGTCAACAACGCCAATAGGAGCGGACGCGCGGGCAAAATTCCGGGCGGCTCATTTGGATAATAATCAACCTCAAAAAAGGAGAGATGCTATGCTGGATAAAAACGAAAACGGCCAGCAAGAAAATACCGCGTCCGCTGAAAAAGTGAACGTGGAACAGATCAGAGCGGCAGCGGCAAAAGAGGGGGCTGAGGCCGAACGCGCACGTAGTCAAGAAATTGAAGGCGCAGCTCGTGAAATGAACATCCCCGAAGAGTTTTATCGGGAGCTGATAACGAAAGGCATATCGGCAGCGGAAGGGATCAGAAAACTTATTGCAGAAGCTCAACGTCTTTTGAAAGCCTCCAAAACCATACAAACCGAAGGCCCGAACGTGACGCATGACGAAGCCGATAAATTCCGCGATGCAGCGCTTAATGGTATGCTGGTCCGCAACGGTTTTCAGGACACGACAAACCGGAAACGCTTGGACGACAAAACGGTTTCCGAAGTCGAAAAGACCGATTTCCGCGACGGCTCTGCGATCACGATGGCAAAAAAATGTCTTGAGCGGGCGGGCGTCCGCAATGCGCCGTACCTCAACAATGTCGAGATTGCGCGCATGGTGATGAACCCCGGCGAGTTTGGCCGAGGAAGCGTGGCCCAGGCAACCGGCGACTTCGCGTATATTCTTGCCGCAGCTGTCAACAAGTTTTTGATGAAGGGCTATGAGGAAATACCCACGACATACGACAAATGGGTCGGAAAACAACCCCTTAACGATTTCAAAGAGAACAAACTTGTCAATCTGTCGAACTTCTCCGACATCGATTGGGTGCCGGAAGGTAAAAACCCGGAGTGGGGAAGGTTCAGCGACAAGGCCGAACTGATCACGCTCTACAAATACATGAAGGCATACAGCCTTTCTTTCGAAGCCCTTGTCAACGATGATAAGAACGCGTTTTCCCGTATTCCTGCGGCCCTCGGCGGCGCGGTTGCCCGCAAGAAAGAGCGGACGACTTACAACTACCTATACCGTGGAAACACCGAAGGAACAGGATCCGGCGCGGTCGGCCCGACAATGAACGAAGATTCCCTGGCGATGTTTCATAGCACTCATGCCAACTTGGGAACCACGGCAGCCCCATCGACCGCTTCACTGTCGGAAGCGCGGAAGCTTCTCCGGTCGATCAAGTTGTTGGCGCCAGATGCGACCAGCAAGACGCAGTATACGCTTGCTCCTATCAAGTTTATTATCACCGGCGAGACCAAGTGGACGGAATGGCAGAAGGTTCTCGGCTCTCCCGCGGCTTACCTTGCGGCTGACGGCAGCACGCAACAGGCCAACGCCGGGATCATCAACCCATACGCCACCATGGGCATCCAGCTCATCACCACGCCGTACCTGGACGAATATTCAACCACGGTATGGTACGCGGCAGCGGATTCAAACGTTGCACAGCACTTGGTGCTTGCAACTCTGGCAGGCGAGGAAGCGCCGCAGATTCGTTCGGCTCCCTCAGAGATCGGGCAGGCTCGCGGCATCGTGTGGGATCTGATGGTGATTTTCGTAATCGGTTCCAGCGATTGGCGCGGAATCGTCAAGAACGCTGGCGCATAAGCAGAAATAAAAACGCCCCGTTTCGGCGGGGCATTATCTTTAGAAAAGGGGTTTACAAATGAGTATGAATTGTTCACAGCGATTAGGCGACTTGGAAATGACGGACGTAATCCTGTATTACAATAATACAGGATCGGCGATTGTGACGAACCAGCTGGTATTTATTCCTGGCGATACCGGTTTCGGTATGGTTGGCATTGCCAATATGGCTATTGCCTCCGGTTCATACGGATCAGTTACGATTAGGGGCGCTATGAAGCTTCCCGCGGCCGCGGTTGCGATGACGGTCGGCCAGACGGTCCAAGCGGCTACCGGTGGAACTTCCTGTACGGTTGCCGGTACTACTGCCGGGCTTTATGCCCTGGGCACGGTGCGAGATACAATTGGCACGGCCGCAGGGTATGTCAACGTTCAACTTAACTTTGGCCCACAGGCTTTCAAGGTCTGGTAAATGACGCTTAACCTGATGCAGGATATGGACTCGGCTTTTCTGGCATGTGATCTAGAAGAGCCGATTTCCTATACGCCCAAAAACGGGACTGCAAAAACTATCAATGCGATTGTTTTTAGGGGCAGAGAAAATAGAATTGCTCTTAATATCAAACAATCCGGTAATGATATGGCGCGAAAGTTCGATATTGAAATTTACGTATCAAGAACGGATGTTCCTGTTGTAAAAGAGAACGCGGACACGGTTGAGCTTTATAAAATTCAAGGTGACACCATGACCACAAAAATGAATGTTGTCGGCATCGTGCGCATGGACCAGGGCGCTTTCAGGCTGGGGCTTGCATAATGGCAATAATGGTTAAACTTGATAATAGCAGGGTCCTTTTCGCTTTTAAAAAGGCCCCTGCGGTATTTGGTGATGAAATTGACCATTGGATGAATAAAGAACGAATTGGGTTTATAGGAAAAAGAAATTCACCAACGAGTACCGCAGGAATTAAGGGAAAACTTTATCATAAAGAAACCGAATCTGGGAAACCGGGCTGGCCGAGAAACTTTGTTGAGCAACTGGCATCGATTAAAACAGGCGGAAAAACACTCAACGCAAAAATGGTCATGGGCTTAATCGGGCCTAATGCAAAAATGCACTCTGTAATAAAATTTTTCGAACACGGGGGTATAATAAATTCCGGCCACTATATGCCTATCCCAAATTTATACGCTTTGAAATACTATGGAATTTACAATCAGAAGCAAGCAGCGGATTTTTACAAAACCACTTTCGGAAATAAAAATTTCGAATTAGTGCCGGGAAATGACGGCAATTATTATTTACTTTCAGGAGGAGCAAATATTGAAGCGCACAGAATTGAAAAACACGGCGCTCCAGATCCTGGAAAAATATTGCTTTATACTCTAAGTAAAAAGGCGAAAGTAAAGAAGCAGTTTAATTTTTCATTAAAATGGGCAAAACGATTTCCTAGCATTATGAGACGCGGGGAGCAGGCAATTTTCAGAGCGACCAGGCGCGTAGAAAAAGCAATTTCAACCGGGGACATAAGCGGGTTTTAAATGAGTGATTGCATCATAGCGCAGATAACGGCAAACCGCAAAGCGGCGCTTGCAGCAATCACCACGGCAAGAGGGGCCTATACTTTTATTCCGCTAGCAGTTGAGGAGCAAAGAATAATTCAGGACATTGACGGGCGTTTCCCGTTTATTCTTTTGTCACAGGAAGAAGCAGATGACGAAGATGAATATAATGTTGCTTCGCATGTTAATCAGCGGTACACGGTTGTTTATTTTGACCAGTACAATGATGAAAAAAGCCTGATAGTTGGAGTAAAAACATATCCCGATGAAATTTTCAAGCACTTCCGCAATGTAAATGCTGACTTAATAAAGGCTTGGATGGCAGATCGAACTTGCGGGGGCTTGGCTGAATATACGCGGACGCTTGGATTTTCTCAGAACGTTTTTAGCGATACAGGAATGGTTTACTATGCTTCATGGGTGACTTTCGAAGTGGAAGCTTTGATTGATAGTTCAAATCCTTATTTAAAGGGGTGAAATATGAGCGGAGCAGGAATGAGAACACTTGACGAAATGATTTACGCGATGTCACCTATTGGTGATTGGGTTTCTGTCGATTTAGCTTCAACCGATTATACAACCACGTCAACGTATAAAGTCAAGGGTATTATTGCGCAGGACGGCACTGTTATCAAGGTGGATAAAAAAAATGCGGATGGATCAACTGTTACCGGGTATCTGCCTGCACCATGTTGGAGCCCGGTAAGCGGATTAACCAAGATTTACAAAACCGGAACAGACTCGACAAAAATAATACTTGTTATTGAATAGGGGGATATTATGCACATATTAAAAGACCTTTTTCTTTACCAGCTACAATCATCGAATGCTTACGCATATTCAGATGCTACGGCAGCTACTCTTGGTTCAGCGGACCTTATTCAAGTCGCTAAGGGGTCAAGCGCGGAAGCTGAAATTGCCATTGAACCGGTTGAGTTAGTAGCGGCAGGGTTTGACCAATATTCCGCGGTTGTCGGAAAAATGGGAGCAAAGGCGAGTCTTAAGTTTTTGATGAATCCGGCTAGTACTGGTGGCACGGTGATACCGCAATGGGCGAAAGTGATGCAGGGCTCGTGCGATTATTCTTTGGCTACCACAACAGCGGGGACTGCTGCTTCTCAGTTTGCGCTTGCACCTATAAGCAGCCCAACAGTTTCGGGAATACTTGACCACTATACCGGCGACCTTGCTTCCGGCGCTTCGCTTAAAAGCAGATATTATAATCTCAAAGGGAATTTTAAAATTGGCATGGAAGCGAACAAGGTTCCCACTATCGATTTTTCTCTTGACGGCGCTTTTTATAGCGAGGTTGACGGAACGCAGCCGGATATTGCAAGCTCAAAGGTCCGGGAAAATCCTTTTGCTCTAAAGGGTGCAACGGTTGTTGTTATAGGGAGTACCGCTTATCCTGTTTCTTCTTTTGCTTTTGAAAGTGGAGAATCAGTGGTAAACCGGAACGACATTTCCCAGACCAATGGGGCGGGTCAATCCGATATTACCGACCGGAAAATAAAGGTATCTTTTAAATGCTATGCTGTTAAGCATGCCACGGTTGACCCGTTGACATCATTGCTGAATGATACGGAAGGCACGCTTTGGGTGACGTGGGGAACAAGCACGAAAGCAATCCGTATCGGCGGTACGTATTTCCAGATTACCGAGAGAAAAAAAGCCGATGAAAACGGTATCACGGTTTTTGATATTAAGGGCCAACTAAACCGAAATGACTTTTTAATCGGTATCAATTATTAAGGGGGAAATTGTGGGAAGTATCCCGTTTACAGGTAAGAATATCCATGTTGGTTTTGACGATGTGGTTTATGAATTTAGGCAATGTACGGATGAAACCGAAATGGAGCTTGCAGATTTTGAAACAGGATTTTTTCAAGAACCTAAGCCACAAACCACTCAAGAACGATTTGACTATTTCCAGAAAAATGATCGTGAATGGCGCAGGTGGATAAACGGGCATATTGATATAATACTCGTTGGCTGGTCAAGCGAAAAATACAAACTGCCTGAATTTACGAAAATGCCATCTAAATTGCTCTCGGGTAAACAAAAGGGAGAGATGCTTGATTGGTGGAGGGTAAACAGCGCTTTCGCGGATCAAGACCTAAAAAAATAATTGCGGCGGCGTGGCTTTATTTCTTTCCTACTACGACTGCCGCGATGTTCGATTGTAAACTTTGCAACTGGAAAGATAAAAGAAAAAAAGGATGTAAGTGGCCAACAAGATATTCTCAAATTACCTTTGATTGCCCTCAGTGTTCGGGGGAAAATAAAAAATGTCCATACTGCAAAGGAAAAAACGAGATACGCTTACATCAATGTCCGAGGGGCATCATTACTGCCGACGTTTTGCGCTTAATTCCATATTTTCAGATTTACAGACAGGCCGGGATACCGGAGATATTTCCAGACGGCAAACCTCGACTATATCAACCGAAGAAACTTTTGAATTTATTTTCCGTGTGGTTGAAATTATACAAACAGATAGAAGCAAAGCAGAACAACAATGAGCAATGATTTAAAAGTCACTCTTTCACTTGTTGATGATTTTACTCAAAAGCTCACTGGTATTCAGTCTCGAATGGGGGCTTTTGGGAAACAGATCGATTATTTGAATAACATTGCTGGCAAATTCGGTTTTGGGTTAGGCATAGGTGTTGCTTCGACCGCTGTTATCGGCGGCATAAAAGATATGATAAATACTGCAAAGGAATACGCACAAGTCGAAAACCAGATGCGGGAAAGTCTTGGCTATACGTCAATTGAATTGAATAAACAGGCCGATGAATTAGGAAAGAAAAACTTGGTAGAGGATAAAGACATATTGACGGTTCAACAAAGGCTTTCTCTTTATACTCAAAGCGAAGACGCAATTAAAAAATTAACTCCGGCAATATTGGATTATGCGAAAGCGACCGGGAAAGATTTGCTAACCGCAACACAAACTGTAACGAGAGCCATCGAAAGCGAAAAGGGGACAATAAAGGGATTCCCGGGGCATTTGGATGGCGTAGCAGAAAGCACAGAGAGATTAAGCGCTGTTACGGAAATATTAAACCAGCATTTCCATGGCCAAGCGGTGGCGGTAAGAAATTCAAAGAATGAAATTGATGGGATCGGGTATTCTTTAAACCAGCTGAAAGACACGATAGCAATAAGTTTTTTCGGTAAATTTGAAGAAAGGGAATTGCTTCGATATACTCAGGCGCTTGATTTTGTAGAAAAATATTCTGAAGCGAGTGAATCTTATCGAAAAATAAACGAAGAATCTTATCGGGAAGATTTGATTTTAATTCAGGAATATGAAAAAAAAATAGGCGATGCAAAAACAACAGCATTAAAAAAACAACAGGAAGATGCGGCTGAAGCAGCAGGGAAAAAAATAAATCTTACGCCTGGGTTTAAAAGCGAAAAGGATTTTACTAAAGACGCAAAAGAAAAACAGAAGGAAGCGGAAAAAGCCGCAAAAGAGCTATTGAAAACACAGAAAGATGTTGACAACCAGTATTTAGCATTGATACATAAAGCGGAAGCCGAAGAAATTGCTGACATGAAAGCCAAATACGAAATCGAAATAGATTTGGAAAAACAATATTTAGCGCTTGTTCATTCGGCGGAGAACGCCGAAGTTGAGGATAAAAAAATTAGGTTCGAAAATGAATTGAGAATGGAGGAAGACAAAAGGCGAGCGCAGGAAGAAACCATGAGGGGTACGGTAAGCAATTTCCGAATAATCGCAGAACAATGGCACGAATTTGGTACGGCTTATAAAATCGCAGCGGAAGCGCAAAATGCGATCGACACATACAAATCGGCGACGGCGGCATATTCATCGATGGCGGGGATTCCCTATGTGGGTCCAGTGCTTGGATTTGCGGCAGCAGCTGCGGCAATTACCGCAGGTGTTGCCAATGGCGCAAAAATAGCTTCTCAGGAATTTGCTATCGGTACTCCCTACGCTCCCGGCGGTATGGCTTTGGTAGGAGAACGCGGGCCTGAGCGAGTATATCTTCCAAGGGGTGCGAAAGTCGAAACGGCAGGGCCTACAATGGCCAAAGCGGGCGGCGCCGGAGGCGTGATGCACATCCACATCCATGATGCCCAGGGCAACGTCCTGGAATCCGCCACGCAGCAAATACGGTCAAGGCAAAACGCCGATAGGTTTGTGAGTATGGTTTTCAATCACGCAAAAAAAATGGGGTTGAATTAAATGGGCCGGACCATGACTATTTCCCAGGGCGGCGCAAGCGTGGAAATCAATTTGCCTAAATATGGATATGAGGCAAAAATCCACATGCCCATGCGGTCTTTTCATTCTTCTGATGGAAATTACAGTTTTTTTGACCCGCGTGACCCGGATACCAGGCTATTAGGGGCCTACGATTATCGCACTTGTAAATGCACTTTGTGGAATAATGAGGTAAACAAATCATATTTTAATGTTTTTATGCTTAATGCCACGAAGGGCAGGGCGAAGACTTTTACTTTGGAGCTTGGCAGCGACCCTACGGGCTTTTTCCCCGGCGGTCCCGATTGGGGAGATAAGGGCACGTTTACAATACGCGAGATTGACAGGCAACAAACCGGCATCATGTTTGGCCCGTGGAAATGGTTTCAGGATGAATTTGAATTTATTGTGGTGAGTCACCCGGCATATACCCTGCCGACAGAAGTATCGCAGGGAAATTTTGAAATTGGGAGCATTCAAAAATTAATGATGCCGCAAGGCGGGTTTCGACCGAAAATAGATTATAACTTTTCGACTGGCCTTTCTTCTTCCGGGGCCCCGCATAGCCTTGATAGCACAAAGTACGCGGATAACTGGGAGAGTTCCTGGGAGCAAGAGTTAAACACAAGTAAAGCTGCTGCGCTATGCGATTATTTTGTGGCAAACCGGGAACAACCCATGGCGGTTGTTTCTCCTGCTAACTTTTATACTTTTGGCATGGATCAATATGACAGTGAGGTCTACGAGGCCAAATTTTTAGGCAGTGAGAACGACGGAAATGAGCTTGTGATTAATGCAAAACATATTGGTTTTAACCAGTGGATTATACCTATAAATATGTGGTTAAAAGAAAGCAAAATCGCATAATGTCAGGCGCAAAAATCATACATGCCATCGAAGTAAATCTTGGCGAAGGTTTGGACTTGGAAGACCGGGCTGAGTTAGGCTTGTATACTGTTGACGATATAACATATATACGCTGGACTGAATTTCCACTTGTTGGAGTTGATGACGATTGGGCTTACGGCATTATTGCGGAAGGTGGTTTGGGCGCAGAAGAAGCTGGATCCGACCTTCGACGCGGCGGCGCTCCGGTATCGTATACCGGGTATTCGATTGTTACACAGTCAACCTATCAAAATTATTTACGGTTTAAAAGTCTTGGCATTGAGCTTGTGGGAAAAACCATAAAACGATGGGAGTTTATCGGAGATGACAGCGATTCCGATTCAACGTCAAAAACACTTTTCAGCACTTTGATTATTCAAGATTCTTCCTGGAATGAAAAGCAGTGGATTATACAGGTTGTAAACGCCACATATACGCAAAACGCATTTATGGGAACGACAATAAATAATGACCCTGATACCGGAAATTTTAAGAATGCAAAAGATGAATTAAATGGGAAAATAGTTCCCTTGACTTTTGGTGCTTTCAAAGTGATTAATGATAATCCGGTTTGTGCAAAATTTGTCAGAACTGCGAATAAAGAAACTGCCGTAGTAAATACGGATTTGATTGCCACGGTGACGCCGGCAGCACAAACGATATTCCCGATTATCGCCTGTACGGATTCGCTTAATTACGATATTAGATTGGGTTTGACCGGAGCCACATCATCTTCAATAAGCGTTGTTGGAATGTGGCTAAAAATAATTGAAGGTGGTTCTTCCGATAATACAAGTCTTGTCGGTAAATATAAAAAAATAACTGATGAAACCATTAATTATACTGGTCAATATATTTCAGTAACGCTTGCATCGTATTTTGAAAAGGATTTGAGCGGAAATGCTACAGCAGATGCAACTAATCAGGCA